CGGATCGAGGGTCACCGCTGACCCGGGAGATATCGGCCGCGCTGAGGCCTGCCGTCGCGTATACCGTCCGAGTATAGGACTCGATCGATCCCAGCATCTCGGCAGGACTGACCGGGGGCGACCATGCCCCGACCGTGGGCGAGGCGACCTGCTCGTGATCCTGGATGCCCTGAAGCACCGTCGCCGGGTCTGCTACCACCTCGGTGCGACCGTCTCGGGATCCAGACGACCCGGAGCCCATCCAGTCGACCCCGACCGAGTAGCGCTGAGCCCACGCCGCGTTCCGCATTACGTGGCCATAGTAGGAGTAGTAGAGGCCGATCCGGAGAGTCGCCTCCGTCATTTCGCAGCCGGTCGACCAGTCGTAAAGATCGCCAGTCCGGGCCGCGTGATAGGTCGCGAGGGGGACAAAGGCCCGGCCGTCGCTGTATCGCCAGGGGTACGCCTCGCCCTGCCAGCCGGTCTCGGGGGTGTCCATCATCACGGCCGACGTGATATCGTGGCCGGTCGCGTCGAGGACTCGATACGTAGGAAGCTCGGGATCGCGGACATCCCACTCGTCGCAGGTCCAGATCCGGGCGCCGCCTACGGTCCGGGGGCGGTACCACTTGGCGAACCCAATCGACTCGGGATCGTCTGGCAGGCTCTCCGCCTCCATGTCTCCAGGGAATGCGGGGATCAGGGTCAACCGTCCGTCAGGCATAGCGACGGGGTGGACGTGCATCTCCCGGATCGCGATCGTGTCCCGCTGAACTCGGGGCATCATCGAGGCCCACCCGGCCGAATCCATGATCCGGGACATCTCGGCCCGTGCTATCGGGTCGGAGTGTCTGATCTCGGGCTTTCTGTCGTAGAGGGTCGCCTGGGCTGTCGCGATATCAAGCCAGGCACACCGGGAGATATCGCCATGCCCCCAGGCTGATTGACGAACCGTTCCGATCGCGTCTCGGATGTATCCGTCAAGGTCGGCCACCCACTCGCCGTAAACCATGCGCCGCCGCCTGCTTTGCTCGGACATCCTCCGCGCGTGACGTTGGGAGGGGTAGGGCTTGGCGGGGAGAAGGTCGTAGGCCATATCATTCGATCCGGAGTGAGGCCCGCGAAGAGGTACGACGGGCGCGCATGATTGTAGGTTCTAGCGCGTATCTCAGCGCGTCTATGATGTCCTTATGCTCGTCGTCCTTCCATGCCCACCGCCGCAACGATTCAACGACGCGAGAACATCGAGCATCGACGCGGAAGTGTACGGACTCAGGCGTATCCTGGTCGCCCCGTAATTGCAAGTCATGCATCCACCGCACCCCATAATCGAGGCGGCCCCTAGTGTTTGCGCCTTTCTTTGCCTGTCTGATTGGTGGCGCCAGTCGGCCGGCTGGGACGTTTACGTGCCTGGTATGGGCGATAGCAGCGGCGAGATCGGCGTTCGACTTCCTCGCCGTACTGCCTCGGATGTGCCGAACGTCGTGAGGCTTGTCGCCGGTCGCCCCGGTCAGGTCAGACCAGCGGAGGCCCCACCTCATCAGCATCTGGACGATCCCCTCCGCGTCCTGGTCGTGCGTCGTCAAGCCCTCGCCGACGTACTGATCCAGGACGAAAACGCGAGGGGTCCGGCCTGAACCATGCACCCCGACCAAAACCGCACACTGCTTGTTATCTCGCTCGCCGTGGTCGATACCGACGAACAGATCCAGATCCAGGCCCGCCGCCTCTCTGCTCAGGTCGCCGACGTGCTTCCCTCCTGGGCGGTAGTCGAAGGCCGGGAAGGCCTGACCCTCGGGCGGTGTCTCCCACTCGCCATCGAGGACGATCGGGGCCTCCCAGCTTAGGACCTGCCGGCGCTGCTCCTCACAAAAGGCGAGATCCATCGGGGTTCCGTCTGCAAGCTTCCGGGGCTCATCCCAGCCGACGGGGACGAAAGCCTCGGGGATCATCCGGGTATGGTGCTCGGAGATCGTCCCGTTATCAACTAGCTTTTTTAGCCAGTCCAGCGGCTCGGGGGCGTTGATCGGGGTAAAGCCCATGATCAAGGATCCGCCCGTGTTCATCAGACGTCGCTCACATTCGGCGTAGATCCTCTGTCTTTGGGGCTCGTCCATAATGACTAGATCCAGCGTATCGCCTGACAAGCTCAGCCCACCCGCCGCCGCGCTATGGAACTCAACGACCGACTCCCCACCGTGGACGCTCCGGATCCAGCAGTCCTGAACCCGACCCCGAAACCCGATCGACGGGTCGAACCGGGTCCGGTCGCTAATCCAATGCTTGGGGATCCCGGCCCAGAACTTCCGCTGTATCTTCCGGGAGTGGTCCGCCGTCGGACTGATACAGACCGCCCGGATCGGCTTTGGGGGCAGGGCATCGGGTGCGAGATAGGGATGGACGCCCCGGAGGCGGTATCGCATTTGAGCGCATAGGGCCTCCGTTTTCCCGAACTGGTTCCCCGTCCGGATCGATAGCCGACGAGCCGGATCGCTTAAAAAGGCGTGCTGAACTGGGATCCAGGGCAGGAACGCCGTAGGGGCCTGTTTTCGCCGTTCTGCGAGCTTTTGGAGTGCGGCCGGGCCTCGTGTCAGACGTCACCCCCTAAGAGCCGCAGAGACGGTAGGGCGCGCCTTAGAGCCCCAGCCCGGCCAGCCCTCACCAGGTCGGCCAGTATTAGATCGAGGATCGGGTCCGGTACCTCGGCCAGCCACTCGGCCGCAACCTCGGCCAGTTCCTCCGCCTCCATGTCGTCGAAGGCTCGGGCGCTGGCGTCCTCCTGGGCCGCCTCGGTTAGCTCTCCGATACGCTCGACCAAAAGCATCCTCTGACGTGCGAGGGCGGCGATCCCGGCCGCGTTCCGGTTCGCCTCCGCTGCCGACCGATACGCCGTCTCGACGTCGGCCAGCAGGTCGCGTAGCTGCTCGATCTGCTCTGACACGTCCTCGCCTCCTCGTCGGCCCTAGCCTGGAGAAGGGCGAGGCGTCAAGCGGCCGCCGTGCTAGCTTGCCGCCAGATACCTAAGCCACTGATGGGCGCGCGTTCTGGCCTGGGCTCGACTCCTAAACCCGGCGCCGCGCTTAACGGTCTCCGTGTCACAGTAGAACCCGGCAGCCGTTGGGGTCGTGCGCTCCGTGTTTTTGGTAATAACGAAGGCGAAATTTGACGCGGCGAGCTTTTCGGTTTTCCATGAGTAGAAGACGCCGCTCTCGGTTTTGCTTTTCATGTCTGCTCCTTTGTTGTGGAGGGGACCCCCTCCCGACTTCTGCCCCTTAAGAGGTAGCCGGCAGACGTCAAGCGCCGGCCGGTCGTTTTTTTATAGCATCTCGGATTCGGTCACGACGTAACCGGGGCCGAACTTCTTCGCGCAAGTGTTCCCGATCTGGAAGTATCCGGAGTCGCGATCAAAGTCCCAGGGGCCGACGTCGTTTTTGACGACCTGCCCGTGATGAGTGCGCACCCATTTATCGTGACCCTTGCGCAGTTTTTTCCCGCAAAGGCAGCAGCCCTCGAAGTGCTCGATCGCGGGTAGTTCTTTTTCGTTGCTCATGTCTTCTCCTTTTGTGTGGCGAGGTCATCCCCGCCCGACTTCTGCCCCTTAAGAGGTGACCGGACCGCGTCAAGCGCGATCCGTCGTTTTTTTATCGAAGGTAGCGAGCGCCGAAGGTCTGGAGGGCTTCCGCGAGATTCGCCTGTCGGATGTTGCCTCGTGCGTGCTTGGCTGGGCTCTTCCAGTTCGCCGCCTTCAAGATCTCGCCGGTCTCCATGTTGACGAAGTGATGAACCGATCGATCACTTGGGCCGCGCGACTTGATGATCTTCGCGTACTTGCGACCCTCGATCGCGAGGATGCGCGTGGGGCGGCGGTTCTCGTAGTCGTCGCCCAAGAGGTCGCGGACGCCTTGATCGTGGATCTGCTGGGTCGCCTCGACGTGTGCGGCGAGTTCCTGGGCGGTGACTGGTGCGATCTGTGCTTGGCTCATGTCTTCTCCTAACTTGGGCGGGGTTCATCCCCTCCCGACGCTTTCCATCATATAGGCCCCGGCCCGGCTGTCAACCCATCCAGCAAAAAAAAGCCTCGGGGGTGTGTTTTTGTTAATCAGGCGCAAG